AGGATGGCCGTGCGCTGGGCCGATCCGTCAACCTCCAACCATTCCACCCGCGCCTTTAGCCGTGGCTCTGGCCTGTCGCCTTCTATGAGGGCGCGCAGCATCTCCGCGCGCTCTAATTCCCTATCGGTCATTGTCCCGCCTCCTTCTGTGGCACAAACAGCTTGCGCGCCCGCAGAACGTGCGGGCAGGTCTCCTGCGTTTCGGTCAGGGTGGCGATGGTGCTACGCAGCCGCGCCGCGCCCCATAGGTCGCCCTCGCGCTCTGCGATGGCCAGATTGTCGCGCAAGCGATCGATAAAGGTCTTCATGCTGCCTCCGTGCCGTAGAACGGCTTCAAGCCCTTCAGGGCCTCGTATAGTTTGCGCTCTGGCGTCGGCATCACGTCAGGATCCAGCCCGTCCAAATTGAACGGACCAGGCTGGCCATCCAGCCCGTCCTGCCACGCCCAAGCCAGCGACCAGTAGGCCGCCTCCGCCACCTTCAGAAACGCCTTCAGGCGCGCGTCGGCGTCGTCAGCGCGCAGGTCGGCAAGCTGCGCCCGCTGGTAGTGGTGCCAGGCGATCTGCGCCTGCGCCATGTGCGCCTGCTCCAGTTCGGCCACGCGCTTGCGTAGCCCGTCCATCGTTAGGTCGTGCATTGTCCCTCCTAGTCTGCCGTGCGGCAGCGCACACACATTCTATTACCAGGCCCGAAACTGTCAAACATTATTTGACAGCGCAGGCACTTGCGCGGCGTGTAGCCCTTATCCTCGCGCTCGCGTGTGGGGCTCTTATGGTAGGGGCTGTATGCCCCGCGCTTGGCCCACCAGGTGGACAGTGTCTTAGCCGACACGCCCACGGTCTTGCTGATGGCCTCCCATGTCGTGCCCTTGCGCCGCTCGTGCGCGATGAAGTCGACATGGGCGGCGGCGATGCCTTGCGGCAGGCGGTTGTCAGGCTTTGGCATGGTGTGCCTTCCACAGCTTCTCGGCCTCGTCCAGTTGCTGGCCCAGCAGGGCTAGGGCGCGCTGGATGCGCCAGTACTCTTCCGACCCCTCCCATGCTTGTTTCAGTAGTTCTTCATGGGTTTGGATGCTCGCCATTATGACGCGCAGCGATTTAAACGCTGGCGGGCTAGTTTTGATCATTGTCTAGTTCCCTCGTTGCGGTTTCAATCCAATAGGCCAGCAGGGCCACTATGCCCCCGCCCAGCAGCAGGCCTGCTATGGCCATGCGTATCCAATCCAAAATTGTCATTGCATCCCCCTCGGGTGCGGTGTAACGTGTTCTTGTGCGTGGGTGGCTTTCCCTCCCCGACAAGCCCACGCATCGCCGGCCGGGTTGAGCATCTGCCTCACGTCTCCCCGGCCGGCGGCCCTTCCACAGGGCTTGGGTCGTAATCCCACCCCGGCAGATAAACCGTCACGGCGTAGCGCTCCCCGGTGAACGTCACCGCCTTGATCCGCGCCAGGCGGATCCCGCTTCGCATCATTGGCTCGGCCCATTCAATCGCGGTTTCTGCATGTTCTGGCAGAGGCATGGCGTCGCGCTCTGCCAGCCAACGCGCGTATTGAATGGCTTTCTTTTCGTCGGCGTTCATCTTGTCTTCCTCATTGCGATTAGCAGGCACACGGCCCGCAAGATTAGGGTTAGCATGGGCTCCCCCATTGGTCGGCCATCGCGTCTGCGATGCCTTGGAATGTCGCGCTGCGTATTTTCCAGCGGTCAGCGGAGGGCGGCAGGTTATACCATTGCGGCAGGCTCTTGCCTGATTTGGTGACGTGCCGCGCGCCCTTGCCGACAATGTTAGTCGGCGCCAGCTTGGGCAGGCCTTTCAGCCATAGGCACGTCGTTTTGGTCGCCTCGTGGCCAAATTGCCAAGGCTGGATTACCTGATCGGGCTTTCTGATCCGGCTGGATATGACGCTGACCGGGTTTTCCAGCGCGATGCGGGTGATGGGCGCGGCCAGCAGCAGGCGGACAAATGCCAGCGCCTCGGCCTGCTCGGCTTGTTTGCCAGCAAACCAGCGCGCCCCGCTCACGGCTAGGTGGGTGCATGGTGGGTGCGCGATCATTAAATCCCACCCATCGCCTAGAATGTCTTGCACCGGGCCTTGGTAGTGGGGGCCGGGCGTTTCGCTTGGTAGCAGGTCGCAGGATAAGGCGTCATGCCCGCGCGCGCGGAAGGCATCCCGCACGGCGCCGGAGTATTCGCAGGCTATCAGCACTCGCATGGCGCGGTCCTCTCATGCTGCGCCAGCACGGCGCGCAGTATCTCGTCGGCGTCGGCCTTGGTCGGCCATGGGATGCCATGGAACGCCCCGCCGGGTGCGTTTACTAGATACCAGAACAAGCCTATTTGCTTCACCATTCGCCGCGCTCCCCACGCGATAGGCTAGGCCACTGATGCACGGCCGGGTGCCCTGTCCGGTCGGGCATCTCAAACACGGCGGCGGGCTTCTTGTCCGTGGTCAGATCCCAGTCGTTGCGCCATAGGCGCACGGCCTCAATGGGGTTATGCGCCTCCACTACAAGGCTCATGTCGTCGCCATTCTCGTCGTCGGAATAGACTAAATAAATGCGTGTCATGCTGCGCCCCCTTTGGCCTTGGCGATTGTTTCGCGAGCGCTGACGAACAACCCCTCGGCCGATGATATAGCCTCGGTGCTGCCGTAATGGTACGCAAACCCTAGCAGGCGCTCACAAAGGGCCAGCAAGTCAGGCGCGGCCGCGATCAGCGCTGCGTCGGCCGTGCGCTGCGCCAGCAGGTCGCGGCCGTGTTCGGCCGCATAGGCCACCAAGTCTTGGCCCGGATGGTCAAGCTTGGCAGGCCCGACATGCAGCGCGCCATAGGCGCCCTTACTGGTAACCCATGGGCCGGGCGTGTGTTGTGTCATGTTCTTCCCTCTCATGTTCGGCAATGTCGCCGTCGCAGGGCGCCCCATGGGCGCCTTGCGAGGGCGGGGCGCCGTAGCGCCCGGCCTAGTCACCATGCGCCAAGCGCTTCCAAGGCTTGGCGATCCTTGTCCATCGCGATGCGCGCGCCCTTGGGCAGCGCATCGAATAAGGCCGTTACTTCCTTTTGTATGGCGCGCTGCTCGGCGGACATAAACATAAGCGCCGCGATGCTCGCCTTGTACGGATTGCATGAGAGCATGGCGCCCTGCCATGCCGCATATGCCATGCTTTGGCTTGGCGGTGCGGCAGATAATAAGCGCCCCTTGCGCGGACCGCGTGTGACTAGGGCGCCTTGCAGCGCGGCAACGGCCGCGTCCGATAGGTTGGCAAGGGCTTGGGTGGTGGTGGTGGTTGTCATGGTGTTTTGTTCCTTATGCTGCATTGCGGACTACAAAGCCGGATTTGTCGCGCTTGGCCTTGCGGCCTTTAGGCGTCAAACCGACAATAACGCCCTTAGGGTCTAGGTGGCGCAAATCGTGCTTGTCGCCATCGATGACGCGCAAGCCATTCCATTGCGTCGGCAGGCTCTCAAACACCACGGCCGCGTTGTGGCCAGCTTGCACGGCCGCGATGACGGCCGCGTCATTCAATTCGGTACGGGATAGCGTCAGGCTATAGTTAGGCGGCAGGGGCTTCAAAAGCCGCGCCGCGATCTTGGTATAGTCGACGAATTGAACCTCAGGGAAAGCTTCCATCAGGTTCTTGTAGGTGGTGCCATTGCGAACACATTTGACGCCTTCCCACGGAATATCCGTCGATCCGTTCATGCGGACACACAATATAAGCGCCATGCGCGCGGCTTGGCGCTGGGCTAATTCGATCGACCGCACCACGTCCGCCATATAGGCTTGGCGGTCGCGCATGAAGCGCCGCGCCTTGTCTATCCGGCTCTTGCGGACGCTATTCAAATCCGCGTCATCCGCCACCATGCCAGCTTGGCCAGAGAACCACCCAAGGCAAAGCGCAATGCAGGAAGGCGTTGCGGCGCCGCACATATTGCCGACGCCTGCCAAGCTTGCTGGCGCCATGTAGTGAATGGCATTTAGGTGGCCATAATCCTGCGCCTTCACGGCTTTTGCGCTATCAATACTGAAAATACGGTTTTGCATGGTTGTGATCCCTCCCAAGATCAGAAAACTAGAAGCCAAACGAACAGCGCCAGAAAGAAAGCGCAGATTGCAGCGTCGTGCAACATATTCATTTACATGTCCCTCCGAAAAATAGGCAATCCGTTTTGCCGATGCAGATTCTATTACAGGCTAATTGTGGCAAGAATAAGGCAACCTAGAATGTATTACATGACATTTTAGTAATGGGGGAGTAATCTTGCGGTAATCTAAAATTGTAAAAATAGGTGTTTTAGGCGTATGTATAGGTAGCCTAGGCGACAACCATGCTACGCGGGGCTATGTAGTTGGCGAAAAAGGCTTTTTTCATTTTTCCTAGGCTTTCTAGGTAATAGTAATATAACCAACTGCCACTTAGATATTAATTAACATATGTAAAGTATTATAGCCTATAGGATAGTTGTACTATCTCACTTGGGGGCGATGAAAAACGCATGACCTAGATGACCTATTTGACCTATCATGACCTAGGCCCGCGCAAACGGCCCACGCATCTCGCTCCATGCTTCACAATAAATTCTATTACGCATTGCGATAGCAGCTAGCTGGCGCGCCGTCACTCTGGCGCGATGTTTTCGGCATGACCTATTTTGCCGATATGACCTAGGCGCGCGACCAGGCGGAATGTTACGTTATAACGTAACAGATTGTGCTGCAATGCAACATAAACATCTGGACATATGAATAGCTGTCCATATGTTCACGCCTGGCTCCGACCATCCGGCCGTCCGCCGAGGGCAGGGGGGGAGGGGGGCCGGCGCCCGCCCCGTCCCGGTCACGGAGGGTCTGCAAACAATTTTTTATTTTTTGCAAACCTAACCAGCCATGCTATACAAAATCTATGGCAGTCTTTTCGCTCCCCTATGAGCCGCGCAAACTGGAAGCCACCGAGGCGCGGCTCGAAGCCATCTATAACGCCGCGCGTAATGGATTGCGTGGTGAGGCGTTGGCCTTAGCCTCCGGCATGACGCCGACCGAATACCGCGCGCTGTGCGAGTTCGACCCGCTGGCGGCGCTGGCCGCGGAGAAGGGCCGGGCCGACGGCGAGATGGAGATGTCCAAGGTGCTGCACGACGCCGCCCGCGCCGGCGACGCCAAGGCGGCGCTGGATGTGCTGAAGCACGTCCACGGTTGGGTCGCCAAGCAAGCCGTGCAGGTCGAGGTCAACCAGACCATCTCCATCACCTCCGCACTGCAAGAGGCCCAGCGCCGCGTCATCGAGGGCGTGGCCGAGGCGGCGCACGTAATCGAACAGGCAGAAAATGCAAACCACACGGTATAGCGCCGACGACGAAATGGAACTGATGAGCCGGCTGTGGACGCCGGCCATCAAGGACGACCCGCTGAAGTTCGTGCTGTTCGTGTTCCCGTGGGGCCAGCCGGGCACACCGCTGGAACACTTCGACGGCCCGCGCAAGTGGCAGCGCGAGGTGCTGCAGCGCATCGCCGACCATGTGAAACAGAACAACGGCAAGATCGACTTCGACACGCTCAGGATGGCGACGTCATCCGGCCGCGGGATCGGCAAGTCGGCGCTGGTCAGTTGGCTGGTCATCTGGATGCTGACCACGCGGATTGGCTCGACAACCATCGTGTCGGCCAACTCCGAAGCGCAGCTTCGGTCGATCACATGGGCGGAAATCACCAAGTGGCTCAGCATGGCGCTCAACAGCCACTGGTTCGAGGTCAGCGCCACGCGGCTGATGCCGGCCAAGTGGCTGACGGAACTGGTGGAGCGCGACCTCAAGATGGGCACCCGGTACTGGGGCGTCGAGGGACGGCTGTGGTCAGCGGAAAACCCCGACGCCTACGCGGGGGTCCACAACTTCGCCGGGGTCATGCTGGTGTTCGACGAAGCCAGCGGTATCGACGACAGCATCTGGTCGGTCGCGGCGGGCTTCTTCACGGAGAACACGCCGCACCGCTTCTGGCTGGCGTTCAGCAACCCGCGACGCAACAGCGGCTACTTCTACGAATGCTTCCACTCCAAGCGCGACTTCTGGGACACCAAGATCGTGGACGCGCGCACGGTCGAGCATACGGACAAGCAGGTCTATCAGCAGATCATCGACGAGTACGGCCCCGACAGCACACAGGCCCACGTCGAGGTGTACGGTCAGTTTCCCAACGCGTCCGACGACCAGTTCATCGGGGCCTCCACCGTTGATGACGCCATGCGCCGGCCGCAGCACAAAGACCCGTCGGCGCCCATCATCATCGGCGTGGACCCGGCACGGTTCGGGTCCGACAGCACGGTCATCGCCATCCGGCAGGGGCGCGACATCGTGGCGATCAAGCGCCACAAGGGCGACGACACCATGACGGTGGTGGGCCACGTCATCGACGCCATCGAAACGTACAAGCCGGCGCTGGTGGTGATCGACGAGGGCGGCCTAGGGGCCGGCATCGTCGACCGGCTGAAGGAGCAGCGGTACAAGATCAAGGGGGTCAACTTCGGAAACAAGTCGAAGAACCCGCTGATGTGGGGTAACAAGCGGGCCGAGATGTGGGGCGAGATGCGGACCTGGCTGAAGGACGCGTCCATCCCGCTGGACCGCTACCTCAAGAACGACCTGACCGGGCCGATGATGAAACCGGACAGTAAAGGGACTATCTTCTTGGAAAGCAAGAAAGATATGAAATCCCGCGGGCTGGCCTCGCCCGACGCGGCCGACGCCATCGCGGTGACGTTTGCGTTTCCTGTAGCCCACCGGGATTTTGTTGACAGGGCACCGCGCAGGGCCTATGCTCCGGGCGGAATTTCAAACTCTTGGATGGGGGCTTAGGCCATGGCCTACACGAAACCAATCGGCGTAGCGTTCACCGATCAGGACATCAGCGGCGCAAACATTATTTTGTCCGATGAGCAGCTTGGCTACACCGCCGAGGGTCAGGGCACGGTAACGCAGGCGACCAGCAAGTCGACCGCGGTGACGTTGAACAAGCCCGCCGGCCAGATCACGATGAACAACGCGGCGCTGGGCGCCACGACCAACGTGACGTTCACGCTGAACAACACCTTCATCAGCACCAACGACATCCTCATCCTGAACGTGGCCGCCGGCGCTACCGCGGGCGCGTACAACTGCTGGGTGTCTGGCCTGAGCGCCGGGGCTGCGTCCATCACGGTGCGGAACATCAGCGCCGGGTCGCTGTCTGAAGCGGTCGTGATCAACTACGCGCTGATCCACTGCGTCTAACACTCTCACCGGCACAGCGGGGACGCGATGGCCAAGAAAAGTGTTTCGCTGGCCGT